ATAAAATAGTCGTAGAAAAGCCGTATAAATACGGAAAACATTACCTACCGCACGATGCAAGGGCTAAAACACTAGCAGCTGCGGGTAAGTCGGTTATTGAGCAATTAGCAGAGTTTCTAGGCATTAACAACATGGCGATTGTGCCTGACTTGTCGGTGCAAGACGGGATTCAGGCGGTGCGTCAAATGCTGCCAATGTGTTGGTTTGATAACGAACGAACGCACGATGGGCTAGAGGCATTACGGCAATATCAGCGGGAATACGACGAGGATAAAAAGGCGTTTAGGCAAACACCACGGCACGATTGGACAAGCCACCCAGCTGACGCTTTTAGGATGCTAGCGATTGCATGGAGGTTAGAGCCAAAAGTTAAACCACCGGATACGGTCAAGCCGTTGATGGTCGGGCCAGAGAACACAGTAACACTTGAAGATATGTGGGCAACCCACACAACAAACCGGAGCAGAAGATTATGAGCGGTGTACAGCATCCTTATGAGTACCAATACGAACACGTTGCGGCAAGTCAAACCGCACAGGTCTTAGGCGGCACAGGCGCAACTGGTGACTACTTGCATCGTTTGCTTTGTACCGTAGCTACAGCCGCAACAGGCAACGTCGTTATTGTAGATGGTTCATTTTCGCATACCATTTTGCCAGCATCGCCAGGTAGCGGCATTGGTCAATACAACATTGAAGTAAACGCTATTTCTCGCACTGGGGCGTGGAAGGTCACGACAGGCGCAGGCGTTGAAGTGATAGCTGTAGGTATTTTCAGCGCATGATCGTAGCAAGCGTATTGCGTTCGGGCGGTGATTTTAAGCCTGAACACGTTTATGCGTTGCAAAAGATGTGTGCCAAGTATCTGCCACCGCATGAGTTTGTGTGTTTGTCAGATGTTGAACTAGAGTGCGAAACCATCCCTTTGCTGCACGATTGGGTTGGTTGGTGGGCAAAGATGGAGTTATTTAGGCTACCAAGTGCGCTGTATTTTGACTTAGATACGGTGCTAACTGGTGACTGTACTGAGATCATTGAAGCGGCAAAACAGCACGATTTTGTCATTATGCGTGACGTTTACAGGGGTAAATACAACCCGAAAGCGATGCAAAGCAGCATGATGTACTGGTCGAAGCCTGTTAATTTGTACGACAAGTTTGCAGAATTACCAATGTACGCAGCTGGTGGCGATCAAGATTATATTGAACACCACATGAAGGATCGAGTGACGTACTGGCAAGACATATGCGAAGGGATTGTGAGCTTTAAGGCTGATGTGTTGCCCAAGGGCTTAAACGATGCAAAGGTTGTGATATTTCACGGAAAACCTAGACCGTGGGAACAGACAAGGATACCGTATGAAATTGGTTAACGGGTGGCACGTTCCAGACATTGATGAATGTTGCTTACCTGCAATTTTGTCTGAATTGCCAGACTTGTCTGAAAGCTACAAGTTTATTAACAACTTTAGAACCGTAATCCAAGCAGGCGGCAATGTTGGCGTTTATCCAAAAACAATGGCACTTCAATTTGATCGTGTCATTACAGTTGAGCCTGATCCAGTTAACTATTCAGCGTTGCTATTGAATGTGGCTGACATAAAAAACATTGAACACTCTCAAGCTGCGTTTGGTGACAAAGAAGGCACAGCGGCAATTGACCATATATACCCTGAAAACATAGGGGCGCATCAACTGAAGGCTGGTAATGACATAAAAGTGATTACTATCGACTCGTTAGATGTGCATGATTGCGACTTTTTACAATTAGACATTGAAGGCTCAGAGCATCAAGCGATATTAGGTGCAGAGCGAACAATTAAGAAAACATACCCGATTATCACGCTTGAGCTTAAAGGCTTAGGCAGTCGATATGGGTACAGCGACGAAGATACAATTGAATTGCTTGCAAGTTGGGGCTATGAGATTGTCGGACGGGTCAACCGTGACGTAATTTTTGCGAGATATTGAAATGGAAGCACTTACAGGCGTTCAAAAATGGCTAAACGTAATCAGCCAGTACGACAACGAGTTTAAAAAGTGGGAAGGTCGCACACAAAAGATAGTCAAGCGCTATCGTGATGACAACCGCAACCAGAACACAAATGAGACAGCAAAGTTCAACATTTTGTGGTCTAACGTACAGACGCTTATACCTGCCGTATACGCTCGATTGCCAAAGGCTGATGTATCTCGACGGTTTGGGGACAACGATCCAGTTGCTAGAGTTGCCAGCCAGTTGATTGAACGATCCTTGGATTTTGAAATTGAGCATTATTCCGATTTCAGGTCAACCATGAAACACGCAGTCGAGGACAGATTCTTGGGTGGGCGTGGCGTGGCTTGGGTGCGCTACGAGCCGCACGTTCGGGCGCAAGACATTCCTGAAGATGGATTGCAAGTAACCGAAGATGTGGACGAGGTTGACAGTACAGGTCAACAAGTCAAGACTGCGATGCCTGGCGCTGATGGCGCTATGGGCATGGAGGCTGAGCCGCAAGAGGAAATTGAGTACGAATGTGCGCCAACTGACTATGTGCATTGGAAAGACTTTGGACATTCGGTAGCTCGCACATGGGAAGAAGTCACAAGCGTCTGGCGCTGGGTGTACATGACGAAAGAAAGCCTTGTCGAGCGATTTGGCGAAAAGATGGCTAAATCGATCCCGTTGGATGCAGGGCCAGAGACGAACAAGCAGTATTCAACGCAATCCAAAGACTTTACAAGAGCCAAGATATGCGAGATATGGGATAAAGAAAGCGGCAAGGTTTACTGGATTAGCAAGAGTTGCCCAAACATATTGGACGAGCGTGACGATCCGCTAGGACTTGAGAATTTCTTCCCATGCGCCAAGCCTTTGTACGCCACAATGACTTCAGACACGCTTGTGCCTGTGCCAGATTTTGTGCTGTATCAAGACCAAGCGAATGATTTAGATATTTTGAGTGACCGCATTGATGGCATGATTAAGGCCTTGCGTGTGCGTGGGGTCTACGACGCATCACAACCCACCTTGCAGCGTCTTTTGACAGAGGGTGATAACAACACACTCATTCCTGTTGATAAGTGGATGGGGTTTAGCGAAAAAGGTGGTTTAAAGGGATCAATTGATCTGTTGCCATTAGATACATTGGCAAACGCTTTGCTGCAATGTTATCGGGCGCAAGATGAAATCAAAAGCACAATCTTTGAAATTACAGGTATTAGTGACATTGTTCGGGGACAAGGCGCAGCGAGTGAAACAGCGACAGCACAACAGATTAAAGGTCAGTATGCAGGATTGCGCTTGCGAGCAATGCAAGAAGATGTTGCCTTGTTTGCGAGTGAGCTATTTCAGTTAAAAGCACAAGTTATTTGCACTAAGTTCCAACCGTCTACGATTCTTCAGTACGCAGCTGCCCAAGCAATGCAGCCAGCAGATCAAGCGCTGATTCCACAGGCGTTGATGTTGTTACAAGACAAGCCTTTACGGTCATTCCGAATTCAGGTCGATTCGGATAGCTTGGTGCAAATTGACGAACAACAGAACAAGCGTGATCGGGTTGAATTCTTGCAAGCAATGGGTGGCTTTTTAACTCAAGCGTTGCCAATGGGTCAGCAAGCACCAGAATTAGTGCCTATGTTGATTGAACTGGTTAAGTTTGGTGTTGGCGCTTACAAGAAAGCTGCGCCAATTGAAGGCACGATTGACCAGGCTATGGAAGAACTTAAGATGAAACAGCAAAAAGCCTCGCAGCAACCACCTCAACCTGACCCAGAAATGATTAAGGCGCAGATGGATCAGCAACGTGAGCAATCACGAGTTGAGGCTGACTTGCAGATTGAGCAAATTAAAGCGCAAGGCGCTGCGGCACTTGAGGATCAGAAACAAAGGTTTGAGTATTGGAAAACTGAATATGAGGCGCAAAACAAGATCAATTTAGCTCGGATTGCGGCTAACCCAGGCTACGACATTCCGTTGCTTGAACAGCAAGAATCAGCCAATCAGCAAATGATTGTATCGGTTGCCGAAAGCATGAAAGAAGCAATTAGTCAGATGGCACAATTGCATCAATCAATGATGGCATTGCAAGCACAAACCATGCAACAGATTGAGGGCGTAAAAAATATAGTCGGTGCGCCTAAACGACTGATTCGTGGCCCAGACGGTAAAGCGATGGGCGTGGAGGTAATTCAATAATGGCACTTGTTCTCGCAGATAGAGTTTTAGAAACGTCTACAAGTGAGGGCTTAGGCACTTTTGCTTTAGCTGGCGCACAGACTGGTTATCAAACATTCTCAAGTGGGATTGGCAACGGTAATACTTGTTATTACACAATCAACGGTCAGACTACCGAACAATGGGAAGTCGGTATTGGCACGGTTGGCGCAGGCACACTTGCACGAACAACGCTAATTTCCTCAAATACAGGAAGTTTTATTAACTTTGTTGCGGGCGTTAAAAACGTCTTTGTTACGCAACCAGCAAGCAAATCAATTTATAAAGACGAAAACGGCAATGCCATTCCATTGGGATCGGCAAGTGCGACTCAATTAGACATTACCGCACAAGGTGATTTGCGTCTGCAAGACACGACAGGCGGCGAGTATGTAGCAATCCAAGCGCCTGCAACTTTAGCTTCAAGCTACACGCTAACGATGCCTGTTGATGATGGCACAACGGGACAAGCCTTAGTTACAGACGGATCAGGCGTACTGTCTTGGTCGAGTGCTGCATCAGGCGATGTGTACGGCCCTGCCTCGTCTACGGATAACGCTGTAGCTCGCTACGATGGCACAACAGGCAAGATTATCCAAAACTCAGCGGTTACGATTGCTGACGATGGCGCAACGGTTATTGCGGCTAATAGCTCGTCTGACGGTCTGCGCATCACTCAGATTGGCACAGGCAACGCTCTGTTGGTTGAGGATAGTGCTAACCCTGATGCTACGCCTACTGTTATCACTGCAACCGGAGCTGTTGGGATTGGTACATCATCCCCCTCAGCACAATTAGACATTTACGCAGCTAATTCCAGTGGAACATTTACATCGCAAATTTTTAGTGCAAACAATAGTGTTGCGGCAAAAACTAATTATGTAAAAATGGATGCTTTAGTAGCCTTTAACCCAGCAGGGTCAGAGACAGGAGGATACCAATTAAAAGTTTTGCAAAATAATGCGTATAAAACAATTATAGATGTCAACGGTGCGCTTGTTAACGCTTCTAATTATTTAGCTTTTGGCACGACTAACGAAGCTATGCGGATAGCTTCTAACGGGACAATTTCACTTGGTGGCACGACAGGTGCTGAATCCCTGCGTGTCACGCCTGTCACTAGTTCGGTGAATTATTTAGAAGCAAAAGGTGCAGTTACTACAGGCGCACCTGTATTATCAGCCGCAGGATCAGACGCAAACATTGGTATTACATTAACACCCAAGGGTACTGGTGCTTTAACAACCGCAAGTAACGTGGGGATTGGCACTACAACGCCCACTGCAAAACTTAGTGTGGTTGGTACTACTCATATTACAGGTGCGAATGCTTTCCCGACAACAGGAGTGGGTATAGAGCTTGTTCCCGCCGTTGCGGGTGGTACTAATTACATCATAACTTACAACCGGACTGGTACTGCTTGGCAAAATTTAGAAATTGCTTCTGCCCAAACCGTGTTTGGTACTGGTGGCTTTGAGCGGATGCGTATCGCTTCTACCGGCACAATCTCCCTTGGTGCAGCACCAGGCTCAGAATCCCTGCGAGTCACGCCTGTTGCGTCTGCGGTGAATTATTTAAATTTACAAGGTGCAATCACAACCGCATCACCATCTATAACGGCGGCGGGTTCAGACACAAACATTGATATAGCTTTTACACCAAAAGGCACAGGCAACGTCAGATTCGGCACATACACAGCAGGTGTCGTTGTCCAAGCTGGCTACATCACGATTAAAGATGCAGCGGGTAACACTCGCAATCTTTTAGTTGGTTAATCACAGGAGCTTTAAATTGAAAGAAATCCCTCTTAGTCTTGCCCCCGAAGAAATTAACTTCATCCAACAGGTTCTGGGTGAGTTGCCGTCGAAATCGGGAGCTTTTATGTTGATGCAAAAGATTAAGCAACAATCAGATGCGGCTGCGATTACGCAAGCGCCAATCACTCCAATACCACAGGTGCAACTATGAAAGTATGGACAATCAATTCTTTGTCAGTAACAAACACACCCTTGCCCGAAACGGTTGTGATGTCAAATTTCACCATCGCTGAAGATGGTCAATCGGTGACGTACAGCGTCAACCTCCTGCCCGCTGACGCTGCAAACTTTATCCCCTACGCCGACATTACTCAAGCCGAAGCTATCCAGTGGACGCAAGACGCATTGGGTGTGGATCGTGTTGCAGCGATGGAAGCAGAAGTGGATGCTTTGATTGCACAGGCGGCTATTCCTCAACCACAGCCAGAGCCTTTGCCTTGGGTTGCACCTGAACCCGTTGTTGAGGAAGTTGCAGAATGATGTGGTGGTTACTTCTTTTGATACCAGCGGCAATAGTCGGGTTTTTCTTCTGGCTCTGTGCGGGCATGGATGAGCAAATGAAAGGGTATTAGTATGTTTGGTTTATCAGCGTTTTGCCAATTACCATTTGCATCGGTGCTTGTCGGGTTGCCGCAGCCTATTCTTATTTATGATTTTCACGATGGTGGGAAACGTAAAAAACAAGAAGAAAAGGAACGCAAACGATTAGCGGCTAAAAACAAAGCGAAACGAGATGAAATTATTGCTTTGTTTGAGCAAATTGTAGAAGGCAAACCAAAAATTGCTGAAGAAATAGCTGAACCATTTATTATTGCTCAAGCAACAGCAGAAATGCCAATGCTAATCAATTTTGATGCAATGCTTAATAATTTAGATAAAGTTAATCAAATTTATAACGCTTTAATTGAAATGGATGATGAGGACGTTTTGTTACTGCTATGAGAAAAACTTACATTTACGTTAATGGCGAATTAGTCGAAAAAGGCTCAAAAGAGCATTACGACAGCCTTGGGCCAATGGTTATGCCTGACATTCAACCCTACAAATCAATGATTGACGGTTCTATGATTACGAGCCGTTCGGTGCATCGTGACCATTTAAGACAACATAATTGTATTGAGATTGGCAACGAAAAGATGGAAAGCAAGCCACCGCCACCAGTTGACACTAGGCGAGAGGTCATGCGTCAACAACTGGCGAACATGACGCACAAACAAGCAAATCAAATTCTTTCACAACTACGCCGTAAATTTACCTAAAGGGGTATAAATTGGAAAATACTGAACAACCGGATCGTCGGGAATTACTGTCACAGCAGTTCGACGAAGTTCAGAATGAAGCACCAGTCGAGGCAGTAAAGACTCAAGCCGAACCCAATCTTGAGCCACCACCAGAGCCACCAGTTTGGGAGCGTCCACCAGCATCATGGAAGAAGGATTATCACGAAGCCTGGACAACCGCTGACCCAAAGCTGAAGGAATACGCTTGGAAACGTGAAGAAGAAATGAGGGCAGGTGTTCAGCCTTTGCTGTCTAAAGCTCAATATGCTGACCAAATGCAGCAGGCCATTGAGCCGTACATGAACAATATCCGTGGTTTGGGCATTGAAGCACCACAGGCTGTCAAAGCCTTGATGGAAGCCGACAATGTTCTGCGCCACGGATCACCACAACAAAAACAACAGTATTTTGCTCAATTAGCCCAACAGTATGGGATCAACATGGGCGATGTGCAGATTCAACCTACTGACCCCAACTTTTACGCCATTCAAAATGAGCTTGCACAAGTTCGTGGCGAGGTGTTAAATTGGAAGCAACAGCAGGAAACTGCACAAAATCAAGCGCTTTTGCAAGAAATTAACCAGTTTCAAACAAAAGCAGAGTATTTTGAGGAAGCTCGTCCAATAATGATCCAGTTGCTCAACAGCGGCGTGGCTCAAGACTTAGATGATGCGTACCAAAAGGCAATACGCCTAGATAACGACTTGTTTACAAAGCACCAGCAAGCCTCACAGGGCGCAGCAGATGCAGCGAAACGGGAAGCATCGAACAAAGCAGCGAAAGCGGCTAGGGCGGCAGCGGTCAGCGTTAAAAGTTCCACACCAGGGGCAGCGACGAGTACCAAAGCGCAAGATAGGCGTTCGTTACTCATGGAACAGTTTGACAACATGAACGAGCGTTTTTGATAACCTAATTGGAGATTACTATGGCATTTGCCAATAGCTCAATTTCGGACATCATTGCGACTAACATTCAATCTCGCACTGGTGAACTTGCCGATAACGTGACAAATAACAATGCGCTTTTACGCCGCCTCAAAGAACGTGGCAACGTAAAGACATTCTCTGGTGGTAACGTGATTTTGCAAGAAATCATGTACAACGACAGCGCAACCGACAACACCAATAGCTATTCTGGCTACGAAGTGCTGAACGTGTCGCAGAACTCGCCAATTTCGGCGGCTCAGTTCTCGATTACTCAGTATGCAGCAGCTGTGTCGATTTCTGGTCTAGAAATGATCCAGAACAGCGGCAAAGAAGCAATCATCGACTTGCTCGATGGTCGTATGTCTGTTGCTGAAGCTCAGTTGGCTAACCGACTGTCGGGTGACATTTACCTTGACGGTACTGGCAACTCAGGCAAGAACATCACAGGCCTCGGCGCTGC